TAATTCGTTGCCCCACTACCACCTGTACTTACCATAGGCACCACAGAAGTAGTGGTGGAAGAATATACGACTCTACTCGAATTAGAACCCGAGCCAATCGTATATGTGACAACAACATTACCATTTGAGCCAGATATATAAAAACTTGTACTACCTGATACATAAACAAAATATATACCATTGCCTGGTATTGTAAAAGAGTTTCCTGAATATTTTGTAACACCAGATGGTAATCCACTAATTTGACTAGCAGTATGAGTATGGTCAGAAAAAGATATTTCTTTAGTTCCGTTATTTTTAGTTCCTATCCATGCTTTGGTTAAACCTGAGATCAAGCTAGCGGTTAGAAAGGCTAGTGGTATTTATAACCCAATACATAGTGCGTATAGCGGATCACTATTTTTGATAAATACAGCCATACCTTCTTTTTCATAATAGAACCTTATTAAATTATTGTTTGTGCTAATATATAATCTCCCATACATACCACTTTGTTGGCTTGTATTGCCATCGTACAGTAATATATTATTATTATTTGTGCCCATATACAGAAGCTTTCCATTTACAAGTGCATATTTACTATAATATGAAGCACTATAAAACCAGATGTTTCCAGATACTAATATTACAATATATGCTGAATATGCTTCACCCATATCAGTATAATCACCGTATAAAGTTTGATGATAGTTATTATATTTATTATCCTCTGACATTTTAGACGGAGCCATAGTTACAAGTTTAATATTAGCCATACCTCCACCTCCTATTTCTTGAACTGCATTATTTATATCTCCATAAAAGAGTTTGCTAAGTCCAAATAGGGTCTGGCCAGCGGTTAGAAAATCGAACTTTTTGGGCATGTCCTGCATTGTACCATGTTTGTTATTGAAATATATTATAGTAATGAAACAACCCCACCCATTACGGGTGGGGTTGTTTACGTCTCCTGAAAGGAGGTGATAGTATGGTCATCCCATACAATGTTGGTCACGAATGGCCTCCGTTGATTTTGATCGAACGCATGATGCGTGGACTTCCTTGGTATCCCGGTATGGATATCCCCGAAGAGGAAGAACTCGACAATTATGTACCGACGACCTCAATTAACGAACAGAAGTTATTCAATACCAGAATGAGATTAGCTATTAGCTAATCTGCTCAGTAAAAAAGGACGGGGTTCACAGCTCCGTTCTTTTTTTATTACTATGTTATTACTGGAACTTGTAGCCGAGAACCATGATATAGTCAGTAAAACCACTGCTATGCCGAGAATTATACATAAATCACCGCCTGATCTGGTCATTAGCATAGTAGATGTGCAACCAGCATAACAGTATGAGTTTGCAAATACAATAGTACCGGATTGGTTGCCACTAGTACTGCAACATGATACAGTCTCAATATAATCGCACCCTACGAACTTATCTGGGAGGGTAACCTCAGTATATACTATTGAATCCACGTTACTTGAGTAAGTGACGTGAATATTCACTCTCATTGTTGCACAAAGTTTAGCAGTCATTTCTAAATCCTCCTTAAATGCTACTTCTTTCTGATTACAGTAGAATTTGGATAAACCTACTACGAGGCTCGGTTTTAGAACCCCTGGTTCTGTATATGTTTATATTTCAAATACATATTATATAAATGAAAAGCTAGTATCTCCTTTTGAACATTTGCGCAAATGTAAAGAAAATCCCTCCCCGCACCACCGGGGAGGGAAATTCATTTGAAAGGAGATGACGCCAATGTTAAGGCTGCTTACACCCGACGAGGTTATAATGCTCGGTCTTGATAAGGCTCACTGGGAACTCGTTTCCAACAACCAAAATGGGCCTGTGATTGATGATTATAATCTTAAAGTGTATGATGCCGTGCAAAGGTATCTACGAGGAGAGTTTAAATAATTCTCCAACGAAACCAGTTCACTAGCTCTGGTTTCTTTTTATCTCCTTTTATTTTTGTTATATTATTAATTTAAAAATATATAGCATATATTTTAAATGTAAATGTGCAGTTGTAATTAAAATTAATTGATGCACTACTAGTAGATGAAGTTAATGTTAAGGTTATATTACCATTAAACGTTCTGAGACTGGTGCCATAATTTCCAGGAACTGGAATTGCTATATAAGAATTATTTATATCTGCTGTTGAATTTTGTCCAAGTTCTTTTATTGTTCCGGTCGTATTTATTATTGTATTAGTAAGATTAAGTGAACCAAGCGATACTTCGTTGTAGTAATTACTATATTTTAGCGCCGTAGAAAATGAAGAGCCAGCAGTATCCGTCTTTTCTAGTAATATAATATAATCTACATTTATTATAAATAAATCAGCCTGCATGCTTATGTCTATATAAGGTGCAGTAATATATGAACTTGAGGATTCTCCTGTCGAAAGAGTAATAGATTTTGTGCCTTTTCCAGAATATGAATCTGTACCAGTTTTAGTTACAGTATCATTAAATATTAACTGTTTTGTAATACCACTAGTTACAATTTCATTAATATTACCATTATATCCACCAAACCAAGCTTTATTTACACCATATAAGGTTGAACCAGCGGTTAGAACCCCTATCAATTTAAGAGCGTTTTTATACTAAATACATATTATATATTTGACATCAATAAAAAGGAGGTGAGAAAAAATGACTGAGAACGAACTTAGTAAATTAATGACTATGATGGGTAATATTGAGGAATCTGCAATAGAATTTGAGTTGATAGCTGAAGATAGTTTACTTGAGAACCATATGCAGATTAATGCTATTGATAATAAGCATGGTGATAATGGTAAGTGGTATAGTATTTTAATCAGAGATAAATATGGATCATATGAAGGAAAAGAACGATACGAAGGAAACAGTGTTAAATTTAGTAAGAAAAGAAGAAGCACGTCTGGAAAGCCTCTGATTGTTAAAAACTCTGCATATAGTGCTGCTGATGGAATTCATGCTAGCGAAGATGATATATTTAAAGATCAATTGGAGAAACTTGATAAAGAGATTAAGGATTATGCAAGAAATTTTGTATATGACAATCAGGCCTTATTAATTAAATATTACTATAGCGATGATGAGAATGTTCAGAAAGACATTATCGAAGAAATTAAACAGAACATGAAAACTAAGAATTATAGTAAAGCGTCCGTGGCTCCGATGACACAGAAGGAGTTGGACGCTTTACTTAAAGATGTGGTGATTGATTAATTATGTATGTGGAATATTTTCAATATTTTAACCCGCCAGATGAATATGGATATTTGAATATCGAAGCGGTTAGATTACAACCATATGATCCTCCCGTTGAGCAATATATTAAATATCTAGAAATACCCAAATATGATACTGGATATGCATATTTGGTTGCTGGTAGCATTGAACACGATGAAAATGGCACAGTAGATAAAAATGATTTTATCTTAGAGTTTACTGACAGTTGGGTCTCTGCATATATTAAACTGAACCAATTTGTAAATGATCGACAATCCTTGCTTAAAGATATCGATTCAGATTGGTATAGACTTAATATTTATAAGTTCTCTAATGAGAATAACGGTATTCTCTATACTAATTTCATTGAAGGTGTTAAGCGATTTAACCGTGATCTTATGTATTCTGATCGGCCTCTTCATAAGATTATGATAAAGTATGCTGATTGGTATAAGTATCACTATAATTGCATTAATGGTAAATTAGCAGTAAATACAAAATATTCTGGGTATATGTTTTGTGGATCTGAAACTTTACCATATATCAATTGCAGAGACTGGATAGACTGGCACACTAAAAGATTAATTGATGATGGTAAACTTAAATCTCCCCTAGGTTAACCTAGGGGAGATATTTTTTATCTTAATAATTATTTTTTAGAACAATACTACCACGACCGATAAACAGCCGTGGTAGTATTGTTATGGAGGAGTTTATATGAAACGACAGGATTCCAATAATGTATTATAATTATGTTAATGCATACTATACAAATTACTCCAATCAAGTTCTTCTTCACGTCCTAAAGCAATATTCTCAGGCATCAATAATCCCTCAATTGGGCTAACTCCACTTGTATTCTTTAGCATATTATAATAGTTCTGTAAAATCAACCTCTGTGTACTATCATCAATTTTTTCTACAGCTTCTTCATATTCATCATCGTAATCCGTAATTCCTTCAATTCGATCAAGTTCATCGAAGTATTGTTTCCGTTCTTGTGCTGCTAATGATCCACTATCATCTATATGTAAATCGCTTCTCATATATTCAACTAACTCATCAGCTGCAGCATCATCATTATCTTTGTGTTTATTCAATACCATTCTACGCGCAGTATCTAATACTGCAGCATTACCGGAACGATATTGATCTTCATCTTCCAACTTCTCCTGGATGGTATAGTAGATTCCTCTACCTTTCAAACCAGTACCATAACGAACAATCCATAGTGCTCCCATATATGCCATGATGCAGTCATCGTGAGTAGCACTATTATGATCAATACGACCATTCTTCAGTTCCAGGAATTTCAATTCATTATGTAATTCCGGATATGCCATATGTTGGTGAGAGTTATGAACAATACTCTCCAACATTTCCATCATCTGTGCACGAGTGGTTGGGTTCGTGTTGTGACCATACTCCATAACTTCTCTGTGACGTTTCCGGGTGAAGTTATTCGGACCTTGATCAATTTGTTTCTTTTTCTTTTCTTTATATAAGACTCTACTAATTGAAGTATCTCTGAGTTCATCCAGTAATGGTTTACCAACAGAGTTGTTTTCGATTGTCAATATACAATGTGGGTATCGTTTATTTACTAATGTAACTAGTAATTTCTTCAAATGATCCGATGGAATCATATTCGATTTAAAGAAAGCCATAGGCAGTAATGTTTCTGGATTTACTACAACTACTGCAGTGTTATCACGGCCTAGGCCACCAGAAACGTCGACGCCAATAATAACAGGCTTCTTTCCTTTGTATTCATCATATACTACTAGATTATAATACTTATTAATCTTATATGTCTCAGCCTTAGATTCATTCATCTTACTCATCTCAAAGATGAGTTCCAGATCATCCGGATCAAATGGAGAATTACCATTAGAGTTAATCCACTCAAGTAAGTATTCTCGACGAACCTTTAATGGATTATTCATCTTCTTAGCAGCTTCTTGGAACCATTCATCAGTTTCACCAAGCTGTAAGTGATTAAATTGAATGAATAAGAAGTTTGTCTTATCTGGTGTATTTTCTACGATATCAAAGAGTTTCTTCCTCTTCATATCGTACATATGCTCATCAAACTTAATACAAGATTCCATCATCTGGTATGCCCATTCACCATGAGGTGTAGCTAAGTCACCAGGTGTTGTGGTAATAGAGATTCCATATGGAATTCCATTCTTGGCAGCAACTGCAGCAGCTTTTGCATACGCAGGCGTAGCAGCAGTATAAATCGCAGAGTTAAAGAAAATAAACGCCATCTCATCGTACCAGATTTTGTTCGCAGTACGACCACGAGCCATAGAGTCAGCCTTTGCTTCGTTACCAGCAGAAGCCATAGCCTCAATGGTAGAGTTGATAACGTTACGAATATTCTTTTCGTTATTCTTAACTTTACGTTTATCTGATGCAGTTAAGTTATCAGTAGCAGAATGCTGTAAATACATAGGAAGCATTGCAATAGCATTCTGGATCTTTCTGATATTATCATTAGAGTCAGTTTGCTGTTTATTAAAATGCAAGATAGAAGAGTTTCTGACAAACTGATATACCCATACACAATCTGCAATAGCTGCAACAGTTTTACCAGTCTGACGAGGCATAATTAAATATGATGAAATATTTAACGAGTTTGCCCAAAGGTATGCCAAGTTACCACGGTTAAGTTTAAAGCTAGTACCGCCACCGACACCGACAGCAGCACCCTTTTCCTCAACCCGAAATACTTCACGATAAAAGTACCAACGGTTAGTAGCACATTCACGGAAAACCCTGAATTTCATCTCAGTAGATAAATCAGGATCATATGGGTCTACGCCTTTTAATCCTTTATCGTTAAGTTGAAGAAAGAAACAATAGTTCTTTACGCCCTCCGCCTGCAAAATGGCACTTACCTTAAGAAAACTTACATTGGATGTATCTAGGTCAATATGGATATTCTCCATAGTTTGTTCGTTATATATCTTCAAGGGTTCTCACCACCTATAATATGGAGTTATAGTCAACATATTATAGGAATGTCGAAATTATTTAGCGGATATTATAGTGCCTGATAATGCTCCACCAACAATACTTGGATCTCCTTGAGTCGGGATTCTACGATAAAACG